GGTTATAAATTACTTCACCTGGGAAGTTGTATGCCACTTTATAAACTGGGAATGGAGAAGTTGCCGAACCGTATGTTCTAATAACATATCCTTCAAAACCACAAGGTACACTTTCAGGATTTGCCTCAGTATTCATCTCCAACATAATGTACTTAGAATTTAATGAGTATTCACCATCACTAGTACCAACTTTAACACCAACATAGTTATTGTTTGTTGGGTCCATAGTACAATTTGTATATTTTTCTATAACAACAGGATTTGCGTCTGTATCAAAGAAATCACGAACCGCAATGTCAAAACTTAAGTTGTTAAATGAAATATTTTGGATTGAAATTTTAATTTGAGTGTTTGCGCTATTACCATCAGCAATTGAATAAAACTTAAACAATCTTTCAACTGTAGAACCATTAAGTTCAGATACAACCCACGGTGATTCAGGTGATTGGTATTGTTCCAAGTAGTTAGCAATTGTACCTGTAGTTACAGGGTTTCTTAAACCTGGTAAACTAATTAACGATGAGTTAATACCTCTGATGTAACCTTTGTTATAACCATAAGTCAACATTGTTTGGAATTGTTCTTCAACAAACAATGGTGTTTCAACTCTATTTTTACCGAAGTTAGAAATACCAAATACTTTTGTAATATAATTTGTGTCGTTACTATTCATAGACGCAACAAACGAGAACGAAGCTGGTGTTTCAGCGTTGTCAGTATAACCTGAAATCGCAAATTGTGCGAATGGGTTTTGAGAAATTCCTGAATAAGAACCTGAATTATCTATAATAACATCAGTTGTTCCTGTAATTTGATATTGTGGACCATGATAGTCTGATGTAAACAACGAAACACCTCTTGAACGGAAAGTCGCAACAACAACATCATTCCAACCTTCATATGCAGTACCTGAGTATGTATAAGTTTTACCTGTGACAGTACCTGAATAAGAACCCGAACCTAAACTAGTCATTGATGACACTACGTTATAGAAAGAATATCCTGTATAAGCATCTGCTGTTGTAATATCAAAGTTTGCGTAATACCAAGTATCATCACTTGGTGATGTAAAGTCAGCATCTGAAACAGAAAGTCCTGATACATTATAAACGTTTGTCTGTGCAGTATATGGTGTTAATAACGAATTATAATCAGAATCTGCAACAGTTCCAAAAATGTAAGCAGAATCTCCTGAAGTAGTTCCTGAGTTATTAATTATTGTTTGGATTTGATTATATAATTGTTCATTAATTGTTGATACACCACCATTATATTGTGTGTAAGTATTTCCTGTTTGGATTATAGATGGGAAAGTTGTTGAATATGTAATTGCAGTTCCACCTGTTGTTCCAGTAAAGTTAACCGTATATGTTGTACCTGTTGATACACTTAGACCCACAGTACTTCCGTCAACATTGGCAATTGTTGTGATTGACCAAGATGGACCCGCATCATAACCAGATAAACCCAATACCCTTGTTACAAACAATTGGTTAGATTGTTGAAGGTATGATTTTGCTATATAAGCCAACTCATATTTTGGGATTTGAGTGTTTACAAATTTTTCGGGGATGGTTCCACCGAAATATGATTCAAAATCATTATAATTTGTAATGAAGATTGGTTCGAAAGCCGGACCTGTTAATGTCTCCCCAACAAGACCAAGAGTGGTTACCCCCACACTTTGAGCTACGAAGCTAAGGTCTCTCTCTGATGTGTATACACCAGGAGATACGAATACTTTATTTGATACTGCCATTTTGTTTTAGTTATTCAGTTTTATTTATTTTATAGATAAATATTAACAGATTTAAGAAAAACTTTACTTTACGCCATCTATTTATAATATGGGCAGATTATTTTCTGCCTTTATTCTACCTATGGAAAAGAAAATAAAGAATTTGAAGATATCAATAGAGTCACACGATATTTTAAAGAAATACTGTGAAAAACACGGTATTAAGATGTATAGATTTTTGGAAAATTTGATTAAAGAAAAATGTCAAACTAAAAAAGACATTTATGGTGAATCATGAGTGGGGGTTCCCATTTGGATTTGGTTGTGGTGGAACATCATAATTCACACCAAACAATTTGATTGCATAATTGAATGTAGAAGGTAATGTATCATCGGGTCTACTTGTCAAAACAAGTCTTAAAGTATCGTTGGTATTGACTTGTATTAATGAAACATCACTACCATAATAATCAAAAGTTACTTGTCCTTGTGGTTTTATATACACATCAAAATTGGTAACATTTATTTTTGTTAATAAATTAAAATCACCTGTATAATCAACCATTAAGTCAGTTTGTGTTGACCCACTCGGTATTGAAACACTCAAATTATATTCATCAATATTTTCGGGGTATTTTTTTCTTTTTGGTCTTGATGTTTGAGCAGATACTTCAAAAGTATTAAACACACGAGAAACCGCAGGTGCAACTTCAAACTCATCTTCATCCAATAAAAACCCTAACATTGTGAATTCATAGTTTTGGATGTAAAATCTTCTTCTTTGCACTTCAACAACCGACTCATCGGAAATTGTACCCATAATGATTGGGATATAATGACCATTGATTTGTCTATAGGCTTGTCTTGATGCAAAAGTTTGAATCACATTTTTGTTAAACTCATTTAACTCTCTCATTCTATTACAAACAATTTTAACATTGTAAGTAATATCAACAGGAACTGGTTGTGGAATTTTATAAATGTCCAAACCTTTGATGTTTCCATTCCAAGATGGAACGGCAGCATAAAAATATTCTTTTCTATTTGGAATGTTGTAAATAATGGCGGGATTGCTTCCGTACTTAACTTCAGGTTGACGAACAACTGTAATAAACGGTAATGTTGGGTTACCATTCAAATCTTGAATATCCCAAGTTTCTGTAAATTGAGCCCAGTTTTGAGTGGTAATAATTAAATCAATCATTGGTATTATACTACCAGCAACAGTGGTTTGTAAATCTTCTTTTACAAAATCTAAAAATCCCCTATCTAATTCAGGATGCATTAACGACTTTGGTAAATAAGTTCCATCATACTTAATATCTTCAAGCAATTGTTCTCTACGAGCCAAAAGAATTTTTTCGGGCTTAAGATTGATTGTCGGAATAATTTCCTTTCGTTTTCTTGGTAATGCCATTATATACCTCTAAATTCGTTTTCACTAACAGGTGTTGCGGTATATGAATAATAAAATCCTTTATACCCACCATAAGTGTGTTTATTGTCATAATCAGGAATACCTGCGTCAATAACTGAATAATATCTAACTTCAGATTCTGTTATCCAATATCCTAAATAATCACCCAACTCAATATTAACTTGTAAATCGGCAAGTTCTTTTTTGTAAACAGCGAATTTCAATAGACCTGGCTCGTTCTGAATAATTTTACTACTACCTAAAAATTGTTCTGTGGCCTCTTCAATTCTAACATATGCGTTAATTGATACTGGTGCTAAAAATTGTATTCCGTCTTGTTGTACTTCACCATAAACATCATCATTAACTGTTTTTGTCCTGTCAACTTTATATAATACAATGGTAAAATTCATATCACCACCAAGCCATTCACGACCCATAGAAATATCTAATTCAAAATCTTCACCACCAAAGAATTTACCTAATCTTGTAATTGGAACGAGTTGTTGCGCCATACTTGATAAATATACATAAATTGATTATCTTTTGTTAGATTGGAAAATACTGAAAACGCATATAATGTCTCTGTGTTAGAAAGAAAGGCTCTTGATTTATTAGAGACGTATCAGGGTGCCAATAATTATATCATACGTTTAAGACAAAAACAGATTGATAACAAAAAGTTCTATCCAACCCGAGCCCAAGCAGAATACATTATAAATTATCACGAAATGGCTCCAAAAGTTGCCAAGAAGTGGGTTGAACTTGATTCATATTTTGCACAAAAAATTGCCAATGATAAATTACTTTCATCTGTTCCAACAAGAGTATATGTTGAAAAACTTTTGGTTGAAAAAGATACCGCCTACCATATTTGGGGAAAATATTTTGATTCAGAACAAGTGTACGACTTTTGGATTCCAAAGGTTGCTTTGATAAAAGACAATAAAGTTAAGGATGTGGTAATTGATTATGAAAAGTATTCTCACCGTCCACCACTTGAACACCAAAAAGAAGCTATTAAATCTTTGGTTGAAAATAAAAAGTTTATTCTTGCCGATGATATGGGTTTGGGTAAAACAACTTCAACCATTATTGCCGCTTTGGAAACGGGAGCAAAGAAAGTATTAATTATTTGTCCAGCATCTTTGAAGATTAACTGGCAACGTGAGATTGAAAACTATTCAAATAAACCAACATCAATCATTGAAGGTAAAAAATGGGAAGATGGTGATTTTATAATCATCAACTATGACATTATTAAAAACTTTCACGATGAAAAAAAGAAATCAGATTCTGTTTTATTAAAAACAAAGTTTGATTTGGTGATTATTGATGAAGCACATTACATTCAAAACAAACAAGCACAAAGAACCAAGTTAATTAATGACTTTGTGTCCAATGTTGATAGACTTTGGTTGTTAACAGGTACACCAATCACTTCAAGACCAATCAATTATTTTAATTTGTTAAACTTGATTGAATGTCCTGTAGCCAAGAATTGGATGGCATACGTCAAAAGGTATTGTAATGGTTTTCAATTCCAAGCAGGAAGAAGAAAAATTTGGAATGTTAGTGGAGCATCCAACTTAGAAGAGTTAAGAGACCGAACAGCACCTTTAGTTCTAAGAAGATTAAAAGAAAATGTCTTAGATTTACCTGATAAAATTATCACACCCGTTTACTTAAGATTAAAATCAAAAGAATATGAAGCCCTAATGGGTGAATATTATGATTGGTACGATAAAAATGGTGAGTCCGATTCACTAACCCTTCAATTCACCAAACTTACAAAAGTAAGACAGGTGATTGCTGAAGAAAAAGTTGCGTCAACAATTGAAATCTGTGAAAACATTGTGGAACAAGGTAAGAAAGTGATTGTCTTTACTAACTTCACCAAAACTTTGGAGATGATATTGGAACATTTTGGAAAAAAGGCGGTTAGACTTGATGGTCAAATGTCACAAAAAGAAAGACAAATGTCTGTTGACCGTTTTCAAAACGAAGAAGATGTTATGGTGTTTGTCGGAAATATAAAAGCCGCAGGTGTTGGTATTACATTAACAGCTGGTGAAGCCGTTGTTATGAATGATTTATCGTTTTTACCATCCGACCACTCCCAAGCAGAAGATAGAAGTTACCGTTATGGACAAAAAAATAATGTGTTAGTTTATTACCCAATTTTTGACAATACTGTGGAGGGAATCATCTATGACATACTCAAAAAGAAGAAAGACATCTTTGAAACCGTGATGGGTGATAAGGTAGACAACGGTGATTATGTTCAAGAAATTTTGGAACTTATAAATAATTGGAGGCGATAATCAAACTTCGGCTTATTTATAATCAATAAACATTAATAAAAGCCGACCTTATGAAGAATCTTAAAAATAGGATTGAAGTAATTGAAGAAGATTTACAAAAAAAAGAAATTAAAAGACAACAAGAACAAAAAGTACGAAAAGTTGTCACAGAAGCCAAAAACATTAAGATAGAAAGATTACCCTATTCTTATTCAGCACTAAAACAATTTATTGACCCCGAAACCATGAGTGTTCATTACAACAAACACTACAAAGGTTATGTTGATAAATTAAATGGAGCATTAAAAGATGATGAAGATTTAACTTTAGAAGAAATTGTTAAAACAATTGACAGTTTCAACAAGTTCATCAGAAATAATGCGGGTGGGGCTTACAACCACCAATTGTTTTGGAAAATGTTAACTCCAAAAACAACAAAACCAGGTCCGATAACACTCAAAAAAATTAATCAAAGTTTTTCATCTTTATCTGACTTTAAAAAGAAATTTGATGGTCAAGCAAAAGATAGATTTGGTTCAGGTTGGTGTTGGTTAGTTCTTACAAAACGAGGAACATTAAAGATTATGACAACCGCCAACCAAGACAATCCACTTATGGATGTTGTTGACCAAGGCGGATATCCAATTTTAGGGTTAGATGTTTGGGAACACGCATATTATCTAAGATATAGAAATAGAAGAGATGAATATATTAAAAACTTTTGGAAAGTTGTGAATTGGGATTATGTAGAATCTGAACTTTCAAGAAAGTTAGACAAAACGGTAAAAGAATCTACAACCGCAAAAGAATTTTTAACTGAAGCCGTTAAGAGTGAACCTTGTTCTACTCAAGACAAAATGGCCTCAAAATTATTATTTAATACAAACCGTGATGTTCTTAATCTATACAAAAATGCAATAATGCAAATTTTAAAAGAAACATTTGCTGACAGATTTTACAACAAAGATGAATATGCTAAAGGACAAATGTCGGGTGTGTATGATTTGGAAGGTGAAGGTAGGTCTGTTATCAATTATTTGAATACAAATTACAGTGCGTTTTGTGTCTTGAAAAAAGATTTAAACAAATATCTTACAAAAATAGGTGAAGAACCAATTATTTTTTCAGATAAAACACAAAGAGAACAAGTCAATGAAATGGCAAGAATGTTAAAAACATTAAACAAAGTTAAGTTTAGAGTTTTTTCATTAGAGTCAGAAACATTTAAAACAATTATGAGTGTGATGGGGGTAACTTCAGACAAAGGTAATAAAACTGAAGATGCTGTTGTTGAAAAACTTAAAAAACAATTTGGTGATGAGAATGTAATTCGTATTGGTGAACTTGGAAACAAAGAAGATATGATGACGGGTGTGGATGTTAAGATTATGGTTGATGGTGTTGAAAAAACTGCACAGGTAAAACCATTCAGTCATATAACAAGAAGTGAAGACATGTATAAAGTTGATGGTACCGCAAATGTTAAAAGATATCAAACAAATTGGATGATTTTTATGAAACGTTTGGATGACATGGTAATCTTTGATAACTCAAACACAAAAATTATTGATGGTGTTTATTATTTCCCAATTGATGCCAAGTTGTATCAATTGTAATAACTTGATATTTATATATAAAAGACTATGGTAGTTATTGCTGAACCAGAAAGAACCAAACTGTATAACAGGATTTTAAATCAACTTGGGGCTCCATTAAGAGCTGTTGAATTGGAATTTGAAATGATGGATTCATTACTTGAATTGTCCATCGGTGACTATACACAATATCTTTATGATTGGTTGATTGAATCACAATGGACAACATTGTATGGTATGAATTTGGATACCCAATCTGTGGCAAACGCTTTAATCAGAAGAAGTCTTGATTGGGAAACTCAATACACTTACGCTTATTCTAAAATTGTTGGTCTTCAAAATTCAGGTCCTTGGGTTCTTAAGAAGGATTATTTTGAATTACAACAAAACGTACAAATATACGAAATACCTGCGGGTCGTGAAATTAACGAACTTTTATGGTATTCACCAGCAGAACAAAATAACATGTTCTTTGACCCTTGGTCAATGCAAAGTCTTGGTGGTTATGGTGGACTTGGTGGACCTGGTGGGTTTGCTCAAGGTGGTGCCGGTGGAGGATATTTCATGTTCTCATCTTATGATGTATTAGCAAGACAACAAGACATAAATCTTAAAAGAAGAATTATGCAACCCGATGTTAGTTATCGTGTGACAGCACTTCCTGATGGAAAAAGAGCGGTTATGTTGTATAACACACCTGGTGGAAGATTTGACTTTGGTGATAGTGAATTGATGAGAGGTCGTGTTTGGTATTGGTATTATGATACAACTGATGCAGACAGAGACCAATGTCTTAAAGATAATCCTGATATCGTAAAATTACCATCAGACATTCCATTAGATGAATTAAATTGGATTGATTTAAACGACCCTGCAAAACAATGGGTTAGAAGATGGTTCACCGCATACTGTAAAGAGACCTTAGCTCGTGTTAGAGGTAAATTCAGTGGTAATTTGAAGACACCAGATAGTGAATTAACAATGGATTATCAGTCTCTTCAAACTGAAGCCAAAGATGAAAAAGTTTCTTTAGTGACGGAACTCCAACAAAGATTAGAAAGATTACGTCCTGAAAAACAAATGGAAAAAGAAGGTTCTATTGCTGAAAATTTAAATAAGCAATTAAAATATAGAGCAATGCCAATACCAATTACTGTTGTATAATATGCCAATAATTAAATCTATACCCGCAATTAAAATCATAAATGGTGTTCAGATTAGAACTTCTGAATTAGCCATTGTTTCTGAACCACAATACACCACAAATGGAGAATATTCAATCGTTATTCGTGGTATTGATAATTGTATTTTAAAATTAAATTCGTTAACAACGGATAGAGTTAAAATAAAAGCAATGACAAACGTATTAATCATACCCGACATTAATTCTATTGATGAAGAGTGGGATGAAATATCAATTGAAAAAGGTGCGTGTGTCGAATTTGTTTTTATTAACCAATATTGGTATATCTTATCTTCAGATGGTTTGAAGATTTGGTAATCCCGTAATTTGATTTTCCCAACCTTCTTCAGCTTTTTCATAGATATAAAAAGGTTCCAATCCACGTTTTTTCCAATAAGACATTTCTTGTTCAGAAATTGTTAATACATCATTCAAATCATCTTGGTCACCTTCACCTAATGGATGTCCATTAATTAGTTCACATTGGGCGGTTGTAAATATTCCACGTTTTTCAGGGTCATTCACAATTAAAGCTTCACGAACTTCATCTTTGAATACAACCAATAATGGGTCGATACGTTTGTTGAAAGTAGCAATCGCTCTTGCCACATTATAATTTCCTGTTAAATCAGGATTTGCTTCTAATTCCGCAGGGTCCAACAAATAACAATTCAAAACCAAACTATCACCTTTTTTTACCACATCACCGTGAGATGCTCGTTGACCATTATTTACGTATGTAATCACATCACCCAAGTTCACACTTAAGTTATGGTGAATTGCAAGTTCCATATGTGCTTGACGTGACATCAATGAACCCGCCTTTGTTTTTTGAGTACAACGGAATTTATAATCACTTAAAGAATGTTTAATTCTTGCTCTTTGGGCAATTTTAGCCAAAGGAACTTTCATATCATAAATCTTTTGTAGGTATTCGTAATAATATTCAATGAAATCTTTACCCTTACCTTGAAGTAGCATCTTAATTCCTTTATCCAAGAACTCTTCAATATAACCTGGTAGTTTCTTTGACTTAATTGTATTACCAACCAATTTGATTTTACCTTTATCAGTCATCAAAGCATAGTTCTTACGAGCCAAGTTAATACATGCCGGCCATACACCATCATTATCCAAAGCCATTTCACCTCTCATGAATATGTCATTGTATTCGGCAATATCCGCAGCCGCCCCAATGTATTCTTTACCTTCCACTACTTTCCAATTCAAACCACGACCAATGTATTTACGTTCGTGAACATCAGATGGAGATGAAAAGTTCACACCATCCGTATCCATTACCAATGGTGCATATCCACGTTTCATAAAGAACCCAATCATCTGACGCAAGTATTGTCTACCTGTACAAGTAATCTGTTCACCCATGTACATATCACCCCAATGAAATACTTGTGGTGCTGACAACGCTCCAAACATTGAGTTAATAAAGATTTTAATCGGTAACTGTTTACGGTCATAAGATTTTGACTTCTTAGGGTCACTCTTTTCGAACTCTTCAGCCAATTGTTTGTACATAATACGAGAACTTCTAAAGTAACCCAACAATCCTTTCATCGCACCTGTTACATCACACTCGGGGAATACATTGTGAACCAACTGAATAGATGGATAAAGTGAACTAAAGTCCAATTTCAATACAGATGTAGAATAACCAACCTTAATCAAACGAGACAATCCACCAACAAAGTCAGTCTTATCTTGTTTGGCTGGAATTGCCAAGTTGTACTTGTAAGACCAAGCCAACATAATCATCTTCCATAAAGTTGCCGTACCCATTGTACTTACACGCTCATAAGTTGTAGGAACCAACGAAGCCAAAAGGAACGAACCTTGGTTGAACTCGTCATCCACACGTAGGGTTTCATCTAAGTCATCGTCAAGGTACTGTTCTACAATCTTATCACCTGTAGTTTTGATATATGTACCAGGAAAACGTGTATCAAGGTCATCAAATTGTGGATTATCCGCCTTCTTGTATTTTCCGTTTTTAACATTTAACCAATAATCTTCCTTTTTAGCATACATAGGACCAATTTCTGTGTGGTCAATGTATACACGGTCTTCATCTTGAATCTCCAAGTACTGAGTTATGTATTTCAAACCCGCCGACTTGATGTTTGAGTTAATCGCTTGGGCTCTACGAACTGAGTGTAAGATATCAATGATGTTGTATCCCCACATTGAGGTCTGTGGGTATCTTTCTACCTCATTGGCAAGCTTCAACATTTGTTCTTTCTGAGATATGGTACGTTGGGGGTTAAGTGACTTGGCTATCTTCTTTATATCCAATCCAAGTGCCTTAGCTCGTTCAAAAATCCACAACCAGTCAAAGTTAAATGAGTTATATCCACCAATGATAGATGGTTTAAGTTCATTAATTGTATCAAAGAATTTAATTAAACCTAACTTTTCAGTTTCCTCTGTGTCACATTCAATTACCTCGTGGAACCCTTTGTTTGTTTTTATTCCAATCATGAATATACGACCATCCTTTGGTTCAAGTGAGGTCGTTTCTAAGTCAAATACAAGTCGGGTTATGTCATTGTATTCTTCATATCCTTTGAATAGTCGTTTTTCTTTCTGAATAAGATATTGTTCTACAGGAGGTAACATAAGAAACTTATCCTTTGCTCTATCACCCCAAGGGTCAATACCACCATCACGGAAAAATTGAACCAATGAACGGTATCCACCAAGACATTTAACCATATAGGTTAAACCGTTCTCTAATCTTTCATTATCGTGGGTTTCTAATTTGTCAATAACAATTTTATGTTTTGACATGGCCTCTTTTTGTAATCCTTTTGAGCCTTGATAAAAATTTAAACCTTTTAGGTCACCGACCCAAGCAAAAGGTATAAAATGGTCTTTTTGAATTGATTTTCCTTGACCAGGAACTTCTTTAATTTTGTAAATTGCGTCTGTCACATAATCAAATTCTATGGACACAATGAATTGTTCGGGGTCGCCACCTTCCAAGAACGCTTTAATTTCTTCGTTTGATATCATTTCTATAAATTTTAACCGAGTGACCTATTATCTTCCGTAAAATACGGAGTTTGTCTTACTCATTGGTTAAAGTATAGGTATTGGATTTAACCTCGTCAACAACAAGGACTATCTATAATGAAACTTTCTTGGACATTGATGTATAACTCATCTCTTAGAGGTAAAATAAGATTTCCTTCAATACCACCCAAAAGACCGTTATTATATTTAATCAAAAATTGTCCAACATAACGACCAATAGTATTTGTATCACGAGCAGTGAATTTAAAATATACGTAATATTCGGGTAATGCGTTTGGGTCATCACCAATTACTTCAGTAATGTATGCGGGTTTTGAAACAATCTTTGGTATTCCCGTTGCTTCATTTA